GAACAAGCCGCATTAGATTTGTCTATTTCTGCCTTTGATACATTAGCACAACTTGCGGGTGAAAATACGGAATTATCAAAAGCGATGGCTTTAATTTCAACAAGTATTTCTACTTATGATGCCGCACAAAAAGCATACGCATCACAGATGTTAATATTAACACCTGACGCACCTATTAGAGCAGGTGTAGCTGCCGCTATAGCAGTAGCGCAGGGTTTGATTAGATTGAATAAAATAGCATCAACCCCTACAACATTACCATCATCATCTGTTAAGGCAGCACAGGGTGGTATGATATACGGACAGGGTGGTTCAACAAGTGATAATATACCAGCTATGTTAAGTCCTGGTGAAAGTGTAATAAACGCTAGGTCTACATCTATGTTTAGACCACTCCTTAGTTCATTAAACCAAATCGGCGGGGGTGCCAGTTTTAGTGGTGGTATTGTATCCAATGGTGTTGATAAAGGACAAATGGCTCTTATCAATTCAATCAGGGGTAATAATGAAAAACCAGTTCAGGCTTATGTTGTTGGTTCACAAATGACTAATCAACAGATGTTAGACAGACAAATAAAAACAAGAAGTTTGATATAACTTATTAAAAAACATATATAATAAAGATGAAGATTATAGAATTATTTATAGATAATGACGCTGATGATGAAGCCGGTGTTGGTGCTATAAGTTTGGTAGACAGACCAGCACACGAAAGTAATTTTTTAACATTTAGTGAAGACACTATGGTTGAAGATACAAAAGAAACTGAATACACATACATTAGTGAATTGTTTGATGAAGATAAACAATTAGAATTATCTAAACTAATGAATACTTTGGGTGAGCCAGCAGGGACTTTAGAAAGTCAGGGTTGGGAAATATTTAGTATCAAAGATGTTAATAACTTATCTGATGAATTAAAGTTTAACAAGTTTTATGATATTATTGGAACACCAAATGAAAAGTCAGGACAAGATAGTATTGGTTCATTAAGGGTTAGATATAAATATGTTGGCCCAAAAGACGATAAGAATAGACAATTCTGTTCTGATATGTTGGCATACAAAAGGGTTTTTAGAATTGAAGACATTAGCACTATGTCTAATGATTGTACTAATAAGGAGTTTGGTTGTTATGATATATTCACTTGGCGTGGTTCGTATAACTGCCGTCATAAGTTCGTTCAAGTGTTGTATAGACCAACAGGAGCTATTACAGGTAATTTAAGACCTGTTGAAGTTGTTGATATTCCACAGGAAAGCACCTTGAATAAGGCAACAGCGAATAAAAGAAATATGAGTAAAGAACCACTTATTAAAAATGAGTTTGGTATTTTATCTATTATTGACGGACAACCATTATTTTCAACACAGGAAGACGCATTAAAGATGGCGGAATTGTTGGGTTGTGATGGCTTCCACGAACATCAGGTAGGTGATACTATTGGATATATGGCTTGTAAGACACACGAGTTCCAAAGCTACAATGACTACCCACAGGCAGCAACAGATGCGGCTTGTAAAGTCCTTAGATGGATTGAAGAATATGGTAGGGATGAAGTAGATGGTATGACCCAAGTTGGTTTAGCCAGAGCAAACCAGTTGTGTAATAAAGAACCAATTAGTATAGATACAATATCCCGTATGGCGTCATTTGCTCGTCATAAACAGAACTCAAAAATATCACCTGAGTTTGAAGGAACGCCTTGGAAAGACAAGGGTTATGTTGCTTGGTTAGGTTGGGGTGATGATGAAGGAATTGAGTGGGCGCAAAGAAAGTTGGAACAACTTAAAAATGAAATGGGTTTAGAAGATGCTTGTTGGCCTGGTTATGAAGCCATAGGAACAAAAGAACTTGATGGTAAAGAAGTTCCAAATTGTGTCCCAAAGAAAGATATGGATAGTATTAGTGGTATAAGTGATGGTGGAGGTTGTGGTTGTATGGATATTGATGTATCAGGTATATCACCATATACCGATGAAACAACAACGGGTATAACATCTGAAAATGTATTTAGATATGGTTTTAGTTATGATGAGGAAAAGATGGAAATTACCGGTGCTAGTATTATTCCAAACAAGATGATAATTCGTAGAAACCCTATGACTGATGAAATATACTATGTGTATTTCAGCAAAGAAACAACCAAGTTATTAAGTGAAAGGTTTATGAAGAATAAACTAACGGACAGCACAAATCTAAACCATAGTGATATAGAAGCACAGGACACTTATGTAAGTGAAAGTTGGTTAGTAGTAGACCCACAAAATGATAAGAGTTCAGCGTTGGGATTAAACTACCCTGAAGGAACTTGGGTAATAACTATGAAGGTGAATAGTCCTACCTTATGGAAAGAAATTAAAGAGGGTAAGTATAAGGGATATTCAATAGAAGGATATTTTAATGAGCGTGTGGTATTTAACTAAGAACATTATATTTAATGGTATAAACAAAAAAAAAAATAAACAATTTTTATTATGAATAAAAAAGAAATTAAAAGAAAAATTGCTGAACTTATTGGATTTACAAAGTTTAGTTTTTCTACCTATAAAACCACAGATGGTGTTGAAATGAACGTTGAAAGTATGGAATTGGGAATGCCAATTTATGTTATTACACCTGAAGGACAATTACCAGTAGATGATGGTGATTATGAAATGGAAAATGGTATGAAACTAAAAATTAGAGAAGGTATGGTAAGCGAAATTATTGACGGCTCTATTGAAGGAGAAGTTGAAGAAAATGTTGTAATGGACGAAGCTACTTTGGTAGACGGAACGAAAGTTATGACTGATGGTTCATTAGAAGTAGGTAAACAACTTTATGTTATTACTGAGGCTGGTGATAAGGTAAATGCCCCGATGGGGGAACACACCACAGATAGTGGTATTGTCGTTGTAGTTGATGCTAATGGCGTAATTACGGGTATTACAAAACCCGATGAAGCACCACAAGGTTCTTTGGAAGCTGAAGCAGAAGTTGAAATGACTAGTGAAGATTTGTTAGGTGAGTTCACATCTGTAATTAAAGGTCTAATGACTGAAATTAGTGATATGAAAAACAAACAAGAAAAAATGGAAGAACAATTTAATCAGTTCAAGGCAGAACCTGCGGCTGAAAGAGTGTTTGACCGCAAAGGATACTTTGAAGATAAGGCTATTGAGAAGTTCTCAAAGCTAGAGGCTATTGGTAAATTAAAATCTAAAAAATAAACAAACAATAAAAACAAAATAAATTAAATTAAATTATGAAAAATAACAACTTAAAGCGTTATGATATGGGATTTAACCTTGCTGGTTTATCTACATATACTGACGAAACAGGTGGTCTTTTATTAGCAGAAGCTATTGTAAAGGCAAAAACAGCAGAATTGGGATACGTTCAATCAGGTATTAAAGGTACTCAAGCTATTAACTTATTGACTTCAACTTTGAACGTACAAGATGGTTCGTGCGGATGGACTACATCAGGTCAAACAACCTTCACACAACGTGATATATCGGTATGTAGCTATAAAGTGAACGAGGCTTTATGTCCGGCAGATTTGAACGAATATTGGGCGGGTCAGTTCTTAAATGCGGGTTCTTACAACGAAAGTATCCCATTTGAAGAAACCATCGCACAATTAAAAGTTCAACAAATCCAAAAGTATGTTGAAGATAAATTGTGGACGGCTCAAACTTCAGCTTCAGGTGGAACAGATTGTTTCACAGGTTTCTACTACTTGTTTGGAACAACACAACTTCCAGCAGAAAAAATTAACTTCGTATCATCACCAACAACTGCTTTTACAGCGGCTAATATGTTGACTATTGTTGATGAAGTTATTGGAGCTTTACCTGATAAAGTACAAGAAGATGACGATTTGTTATGTATGATGTCTATGGCAAACTACAGAAAATATGTAGTTGGTTTAAGAACAGCAAACTATTTCCACTATTCACCTGAAGAAGCTGGAACTGAGTTTATCACTTTCCACCCTGGCACAAACATCCGTGTTGTTGGTATTCCTGGATTATCAGGTAAGAACCAAGTAGTTGTAGGTAAATCTTCACAACTAGTAGTTGGAACGGATTTGATGACGGATAGTGAAAGATTGGATATATTCTACGACAGAAACGATGACGAAGTAAGAGTTAGATGTAATTTCAAAATTGGAGCACAAATACCTTTCCCATCAAACTGGGCTGGTAATGGTGTTGCTTAATGACTAAACTTAAATTAAAGATAAAGAACTAAAATTATGGCAAATTATTCAGCGTGTCTCCAAACCGCAAGTATCAATTTAGGTTGTGCTTCTAACGTTGGTGGTATTAGAAAAGCTTACTTGGTTGCTGGCACTATTTCAGGCATTACTTACAATGCTTCAAGTGCTATTACAGGAATTACAGGTAGTGGAACTATATATACTTACGAGGTTCAAAAACAAACTAGTTCTTTAACAGAAACATTTAATTCAAGTTTAGAAAATGGAACTCTATACTATTCGCAAGAATTGTTGCTGGTATTCCACAAAATAGACCAAGATAAGAGAAACCAAGTAAAATTGATGGCTCAAAATCGTGGATTAAAAGCATTTGTTGAAGACAACAACGGCACTATATTTTATTTAGGTGCTGACTTTGACGGAGGATATTTGAGTGCTGGTTCATCAGCTACGGGCGTTGCCTTTGGTGATGCGAACCAATACTCTATCACTCTAACGTTTTTTAGTAAAGACCCTATTACTACTTTAAGTGCTCCTTTGGCATCTGTAGTTAGTGGTTTAACTATTAGCGCATAAACAATAAAAACATTTGAAATATGGGGGGGATAAAACCCCCCTTATTTTAATAAGCCAAAAAACTATTATATGAGTATTAGACCAAATCCAGCAGGACAAAATAAAAAGATAAAGTGGGGTCATTTACAAAACTTTAAGACCTATGTTAATAACGCTTCAAAGGAAGAAGAACAATTAACACCTGAAGAAAAAAGACAACAATTATTCGCTGCTATGAAACCATATAATAGTGAAGATTATATTGGTAAGGCTATATTCGCAGTTGGTGGTGGTGGAGTTTATGATACAACACCAAGTGTTAGTCCAACGCCTACACCTACCCCTTCAATTACCCCTACATCTACAAATACTCCAACGCCGAGTATTACCCCTACAAATACAACTACCCCTTCAATTACCCCTACTAATACAACTACACCAACACCGACAAAAACTTTAACACCTACACCGACACCAAGTTCAAGTCCATTACCACCAGCAAGTGTAAGTTTTATTACAGAAGTTGGTAGTAATACAAACGCAAACTCATATTCTTTTTCGGGAACTAATATTGGTGGACCTGGTCTTATTGTTTTAAGTGTTGGAACTTATGTTGATGGAGCAACTCCAACTAAAAGTATATCAGGTATTACAATAAATGGTGTATCAGCAACATTTACAACAGCAGGGCATTCGGGTAATTTCTATTTTGGAACACAAACATTAGCCTATGTAAGAATTACTGCTGGCACAACCGCAGATATAGTAGTATCATTTGGTACGGGTAATGGAACACCAGCAAATTGTAATGTTGGTGTATTTAGAATACAAAATAATTTAAGTGATACACCATACCAACAAATAGGACCAGGTGAAAATGGGTCAAATACACAAACTTTCACACTTACATCATTACCACAAAATAGTGTTGGTGTAATGGGTATTACCCAATTTTATACAAGAAATGGCCCAAGTGTGTCTAATGCGACAGCACAATATACAACAACAAGAGAATTAGGAAAATATACTGCGGCTAATTTTACAAGTGTTGGTGGTGGTAATTTAACAATAACAAATACTTATACAAATGCTCCTGGTGGAAATGATGTTAAAACTATTATTATTTCGTGGGCTTAATATATGTATTGAATAAACCAATTAAAAACAATACACAAAGGAAATGTTGTTAATTAAAAAAAGAGAATTAAATAA